ACGTCACTTTCAACTACGATAGCTTTTACCGTGAGTTGGTTCGATTTGTTTTCTACGTCTTTAGCTGATCCCGTCGTGTTTTGGTTGTTACCTTGTCCGAAAAGTGAGAACGAAGGCGCACCACCTCCCGCAGCTGCGTTTCCTGCCATGCTTGTCACGTCAGTACCACCACCGCCACCACCGCCCGTGCTTTTTGAGCCGTATTGAGTACTTGCAATTTCTGCAACGTTAGCAACCGAAGCCGAAATAGTAGCAACAAGCGCAGCAATACCAATAGGTGTTACGGGTGGCATTTGTGCAATAGACGCTTGAGCCGCTTTGAACCCGTCTATAATTGCGAGAGAAAGTTGCATTGCTTTCTGAACTGCAAATTGACGCTTTGCTCGTTTCTCTTTGCTGATTTCGTCTTGTTTACCGAACCTATCCGATAAAGTAAATACCGTTTCTGCAAGGTTATTGACTGCACCTGCGTAGTCTTCCGCCATTTTTATTTTGCGATCAAACTCCGCTTTTTCTTCTGCGGCTTTCTTTTCTCTTGCGTCCTTTTCAATTTGCGCTATTGCGTCTTGTTGTAGTTTCTCAAGTTCAAGTGTCGACTGCCCGTATCTTTTTGCTTCCTCAATTAGTAAGTTATACTTTTCTCGGACTGCATTTATTTCGTTTTGTTGCGTTGAGTTAACCGCTTCTTGGTAACGTGCGAAGAAATCTTCTTCCTCTTGGGCTTGAATCTCTTTTGCATCCTTAATTACTTTGGCAAGGTCGGCTTGTTTTTTAGCTTCTGCGTCAGTGTATTTTTTATTTATCGCAGTTGCCGTTTGTGCCGCTTCTTGGACGTATAAATCGTTGAGTTTTGTACGTTCGTCTTTATTTAGCTTTTCGTTTTTAAGTAGGTCTTCTCTTAGACGTTCGTATTTGTATGCGTTGGCTTGAAGTTCCTTTTCAACTCCGTCTTGCATTACGCCAAGGGTCAAGTCTTGAATCAAACGTGTAGCCGCTAACCTATCAGCTAAAAATTGTTTTTGTGCGTCCGCTGCCTTTTGACCTTCGGCAATTACTTCCTGATTGAGTTTAACTTCCTCAACTTTTATTTCTTGGGCTTTGCTTTTATTTGCTTTGACCGTCTCCTTATATAATTTTGTTTGGTTCAAGAAATTGTTATCCATAACCTCAAGCAATTTAAGGTTATTATTTATTTCTTCCTGAAGGTATTTATTACGTTCAATTCTTAACGCTAAAGTAGATTTTCCTTCTGCATCCAGTAAGGCTATCTTTTGGTCCATTACACCCAAGACTTCAATACGTTTTTCTTTCTCCATTTCGAGAGCCTTTGTAGTTTTGGCAAGTGCCTCGTCAGCTGCAAAAGAAGTAAGTCCCATTAAATCCAAAAACCACTTTACCATATCAATTAATGGTTTAAACGCAGCACTTAGAAAGTCAACAAACTTAGTAACAAAACCAAGCCTATCCGCTAACATATACAACCCTGCTACAATAGCAGCAACTACCGCAGTAATTAAGAAAATAGGATTGAGTAAAAGTTGCGAACCCAATTTAAGAAATGCTCCACCCACTGAAACAATAGTTGAACCCAACCCTTTTAGTGAAGCCGAAATAGTTTTGCCGTCAATTTTTCCAAGACTTCCAGCGAACAACTTAGCACTTGTTGCAGCACCTTCAAAGTCCATGTCCATCAACTGCGACTTCATCAACCCGAACGCATTACTCGTCTGCTCGAAGCGTGAACCCGAAGCAAAGATTGCCGCTTGTTCGTTTGCGTCTTTTAGTTGGTCACTTAATGCACCCGCCTTTTCACCGAGTGCAGCCATTTGTTTAGGGTCTGTTGCGTTGGCAAGTTCCCCCTTTAAGGCTTTAAGTTCCGAACGGATTTGTGCAATACCGTTAAGTTTTATATTTATTTCTTGGTCTGCCATTAGATAACCATCATGGTGTTGTCGTAGTCACCTCTATTGCCGCAACCACCTACGGGTTTAATATCCGAGTCTCTATTTAGGTCGCTCGTAAATTGTGGGTAAAGTGCTTTGTATTCTAGCAAATAGTTAATAAGTCTTTTCTCGTAGAAAGCAGCCATTTGTCCGTAGTGGTCCATAACGAAAGCCGTCTCAGATTGACTCACACTAGATGAATAGTCACCGCTTTGTTGTTGAATACCTTTATTTTTTAGTTGGTAAGTCAGTCCAAAGGCGGCTTGTTCGGCTGCCCTCCATGCTACGACAAACTGAATTTTTTCTACTAGCGTAACTTCGTCAGGCGTTAGTACTTCGTCGTTGTATTGAGTGAGTAAATAGTTGTAGAAATAACTGCCTAGGATAGCTTGTAAGCGCATATCACTAGCAGGCTTAACGTATGGGAACACGTCCGTAACATCTACATTACGAGTGATAGGTGTGTTTACTTTTAGAAAGTTCTCGGTTACGAAATAAATCATGCTGTTGGTGTTTGAGTGTCAGGTAACGGAGCAAGTGAGGCAAGTTCCCGAATTTCGTTTTGTGTCATTGACTCCAAGACTTTAGCCGCTAGTGTCGGGTTCATTGCGTTGAGTGCGTTAATTACGTCCTTTCCTTTTTCGTCTACGCTTGTAATAGTTTCGTTGACGATTTGGTAGTTAGTAATTTCTACGTGTGCATTGATACCAACCGCTCGTAAAAGTCCGTTCATCACGTCCGTAATGGTTTCACGTAAAGGAATAATCGTGTTTTTCTCGAAGATAACGTAGGCTTGTTTGATATCCGAACCCGAACCCAAAGCCCCCGAAGTACGAACCCCCAAAAGTATAGGGTCGATAGTGTGAGCGAAGCATATCTGCTCGGTGTTCAATTCAGAAACCCCTCTAAACAATTCGTCGTTTGAGTTTGTAGGTACGTTCACCAAGTCGGGCAAACTTTCCTTATTATTAGCAAAGAAAGCAACCGCTTTTCCTGCGTTCTCCGCACCTTTTAGCTTGTTAACCGTGTCTTTTATTAACTGCATTTCTTCAGGTCCTTGAGGCTTCTTAGGAAACATCATAGCAAATGAAGGGAAGATTGAATTTTGTATGTTTGATTTCTGCAAGTAACTCAATTCACCCGACAAAAAGGCAAAGTTTAACGCACTGGTGTACTGCGGTAAAGGATAGTAGTCTTGTCCTACGCTCTTTTGTTCGTATGCGTATAGGTAAGTTCCGTCTTTACATTCCGGGTGGTATGGTTCGTATGTTCTTATTTGCATTCCAAACTGCCAATCTTCATTAACAGCGTATAATGTTTTAGCTTGGTTTATTCTAACCTTTTCGGGGGCTATTCGTTTAACGTTGTGAGTCTTTCCACCTTTCAACTCGATGGTAAAGTAGCAACGTCCGTGAAGAATAACGTCTTTTGTAATCGTCTTTAGCGTGTCTTTGAAACCTATCTTTTTACCGAAGGCATAAAGTACTACTTTTTCCATGTCCGTCAACTTACTTTCGTCGAATGTATATCCACCTCCGATAGTTGCGTTAGTCTTAAAGTCCACAATAGACCCGTGTAAGGGACTCATATAGTACATTTGGTTCATGTACTGCGGGTAAAGGTTATCACTTCCGAAACGAACGTAACCTTGTACAGTGTAACGCACATCTACAAACGGCAAAGACAAATTACCTTCAGGCACACGCAAAAACGGAGTGCTAAATGTTTGGTAACCCGTGTCCACCACGCTTACACTTTCATCTTTCTTAAACTTTCCAAATAAACCCATTAGTCATAAATTGAATTTGATATACCTTCGACAACCATACGCCCTTCCTCAACTAACGTTAAGCCGTTAGCGTTCGTGTTTGGGTCGACAATTATCGGGTCAGGACTTTCGTAAATCTCGTAGCGGTATTGACCTATCCTTAAAGAAACGTCGACACCTTCCTCCAAAAAGAAAAGGTTATAGCGGTTTACATACTGCGAATAGTCAACACCAACCCAGTAAACGGGTGCAAGTGTCTCGTCCATTTCCCACACGAATTTAAACAACCATGTCGGCGCAGTGATTGTCGCACTTTCCGTTAGCGTTAAGGCTATTGTATTGTTTTCGTTTTGTTCGAGGTATATCATACTATCTTAATAAGTAGTATTTAGAAAAGTTGGTTAAATAAAAAAGGGGGCTAATTAAAACCCCCTCTTCAATTCGTGTTTATCTTATTAG